TGGTACTTCCAGAAGTACTTGGTACTTCTGTGTAAGTGAAGAGAAGTACTTCAGTATCAAGATAATACCACGTTTACATTACTATCGACTCTGACGTCTACATCCGACTCGGATTAAGAACGTGAACGTGAACATGAATTAAAACCGACGTGAAACAACCGTCTGAATCGTCGACTCGATGTTATCAACTAAGTCAGACTCGTGTTCTCTCAGTGCCGGACGTAAGAACGGTTGCGCCGGCGTCCCAGGATGTTCGACGCGCATCGCGAACACTGGCTCGCCGTCCTCGCCCGGGAATCGTAATGCCTCGGCATCGTCTGGAGTGATAACATGCGGCGATGTTCCAAATTCAACATCATCTGCATACTCGACATTCGATCCAACGATGTAACGCCCGGTTGAAACCTGCTCGAATCGGATTGACGCCCGGAGTGTCCCCGTATCGACTGGTGCATTTTCTTTCGCGGATCCTTCGACTTGCGCGGCTGTTACCTCGACGCCAGCGTCTATCGCGTCCGTGATATCGTCTTGTAACGCATCAAGCTCGTCAGCAAGCTCCTCAAATTCGTCGCCGTTACTAATTGAGAACATCGATATCGTGTTCGTATCGTGATTGAGATTATAACTGTGACCGCTGATATATCCGTATCATGGATTCCGGATTCCGGATTCCGGACGTCACTTGGAGGATCGCTTTCGTGTCGTTCCGTTCGAGATAATCAGGTCAGTCGAATCATCGGACGTGTCTGCCTCAGATGTCTCAATCGACTTTAGGTGACTCTTATACTGTGTTTTCAACTCGCGGGCAAATTCCATTGTATCACTGCCCGCTCCGCCCTGCAGTTGCCCGGAATTAATATCTTCGGGATGTTCGGGACCGACAAACAGTCGATACGAGGCGTATGCACCTGCGGCTTCGCGGTGCAACGGCGTCACTTCTCTGTCGCCGAGTCTAACGCCGTCGTTAACGTCTGCTTCGAGTTTGGTTTCAGCGATTGCCGCGGCTGCGAGTTTTTCACCATCTGGAAACAGATCCGGACCCATGATCGGCAAGTCATTGAGGGACTCGATGTACCGTAACTCCGACGCAGAAGTGTAAGACATTTATCACTCAGCCACGGATTCTGACGGCAGCCTCAGGTTGTGTGCTGACCCAGTCTCCGCGCCAGAATATCTGCAACTTGACGCTCTTGGAATCGAAGTCATCGTCTTGGTCAGTCTGGATTGGACTCCATTCTCCCTCATATCCGAAGTACTCTGTATCCACCAGAATCGCGTCATTATCAGTCAGGAGGTTGTTATTGGAGAACGCAATATCGACGCCCGCATAATTCGTTACGATTCCGTTTCCGGTAATCGTCTCATCTCCTAATTCCGTTCCTCTATCTGACAAGTCTCTGATGACTCCGTTTTTGGCTGCTGTTCCCACGAACAACATATCGCCTTCATACCCGCCTTCGCGGGCTTCAAGCACTTCCATACCCTGAATGACATCTTCAAATGTCATATCGTCGCCATTATCGGATCCTGCTGGTAATGGCTCGTCATCAAGCGGCGCGGCTGTCCGCGCGGCTTCATCTAAGACGTCAAATGCTTCTTTATCGAGTTTTTCAGCCATCTTCTGGCTGTGTCGGTCGATATGATCCTCGAGCAGTGCAAATGAGTTGTCGGAGATCTCCTGTTCCGTAATTCGGGATCCCGATGCGTATTCTTCTCGCTCGAGTGTTACTTCTCGATACTCCTCGCGACCGTAATCGAAGTCGCTTCCGGGTTCTCGGTTAAACGGTTCTCCGAGTTTGTCCTCTGGAACAGGGATATTAAACGTCGCTCCTGTTCGCTCTGGAATCGGGACGTTTCGGAATGCATCCCGAAAGACCGTATTTTCTTGACTTAATTGCTCTGCGACACGTCGGACGGACTCCTCGCTAACAATTTGCGTTAATTGAGTTGCCATTGAATTGATCTGCGAAAATTAAACCGTGATCGTATTCGTATTCGTACTCGTATTCATACTCGCACGTAAGACCGCAGTGCGATTCTGAATATTGCTAAAATGCCGATACAGTTCGTCGGTTGCAGTTGCGGTTACAGTATTCAGCCCCGGACGTCGATTATACATCGACGTGGGCAGCGCCGTCTGGAATCTCATCCTGCTGACCCTGTCCTTCAGGGTGTTTCGAGACGATGCCTTTGACGGAATCGCCCGTGCCAAGCGTCGCTGGCGTTGTCGCTGTGGTCACCGTCAGTTCAACCGCCGGCGAAGTACCCGATGCGACGTTCGCGACGACCGGCCCCTGTGTGATGACAGGAACGGAATCGCCAGTCTGATAGCCGTCAGTGACATGATCGTCTCCGGCGATACCGTATACGACGTCGGCATCTGTTGCCCGTACAATCTCATCAGAACTATTTATCGTCACGGCGTCGCCCTCAGAGATTGCGCCTCCTGCGATTCGTGTCTCTTCGTCGGTCTGACCGGGATGTATTGACTGTCCTAAATTCAGCGACATGATTATTCACCTCGAATATCTGCAAGTTCTGCTTTAATCTCTTCTCGTCGGGCTTTGACGAGTCGGGAGTCACGCCCTTCGAGGTCAGAGAGTTGCGATTCAAGTTCCTCAATCCGCTGCTGTGCGCCAGCAGAGAGGTTTTCGGATTCACCACCGGCACCGTCACCACCACGGACTGACGGTTTAGGATCCGTATCGGTATCGGTATCCGTATCCGAGTCGACGGTATCTGTCACAGACACCGACTCCTGTTCTTCATACATCTCGGCGAGTTCCGAGACTTCGAACTTCTGCAACATCGTCTCTGTGTCAACGACGGAGTCCTTCTGCGCCAGCGACTCCGCGTACTCGCGGGCAACCTGATCCCGTTCGTGTTCAAGTTCAGAGACTCGTTGCTCGAGCGATGCAATTCGGTCGCGTTTATCAGATAATTCTGCTTTTAGTTGCTCAGTTGTTTTCGACATAGATTCGCTTTCCTCATCGTCTCCGTTTCCGTGTCCACTTTGCATACTATAACTGCAGCCGTCTCGCTCGGCGGCGGCAACGAGTACTCCTAAGTCAGCATTGAGAATCTCTGCCATCGCCTCAATCGAGTCCATCGACGGACAGCCGACGTCACCACGGGCAATCGCACGCATATGGCTCTTGCTGTGCCCGCAGTGTTTCGACATCTCCTCCATCATCTCGCTTTTATTTTTATGGTCACCATGCGCCATCATTTTCTCCATCTCGCCCCGCATCATATTGGCGAGACAGTTTCCGAGCCGTGCGTTTTCGTTTCCGCCTGTCATTATTGTGTTCTCATCGGTATTCTGATCTGCATTTCCGTTTTGATTACTGCTTGTAACCTCTGTACTCGTTTCATTCGTATCCATATCAGCACGAGACACCTGATCCTCGCCTCTCGGGTCATCGGTCGGTATCGAACCACCACGACTGCCACGACCGCCACGACCGCCACGACCGCCACGACCGCCACGACCGGCACGCGCATACAGACGAGCGTCGCTTAGTTCGAGGCGGTGTGTTAACATCGCTAATTCCGCTGAATCAGCTGCATACGGCGTCCCGACGTCATCTCGCTCATCATACGCATCCTGTGGCAGTGGATTTGCCTCAGAGTCCGGTCGTCCAAATATCAATCCGAGATTCAACATCAATCGCTCCGCCGAGTCTCGAGGCATCCCGAGATCGCCCTGACCGCGGAGATTCCACGCCGCATCGAGATTATCACGGCGAAGATATCCTTCGCCATCAACGAGTGGATATGAGGAATCCGACTTTGTGTCAGACGCATTGAAATAATGACCATCAAAATCTTCATTCGGTATCTCAGATTCATCCAATTCACCCTCTCGCGTCCCGCGGAAGTCAATCGGACCAACTGATTTATACTCGTTTAGTCTCGCAACCGGCGCATACCCGGCTAATCCTGCGTTCATCCCACCGACAACGGCGACGAAGTCCTCATGGCTTGCCCCCGGCATATACCACTCTTCGCCTTCAAATTCATGCGGGTGCGTTCCCGACAGACCCATCGCGTTTGCGGCATCAGCGGCGATTGACTGCTCAGGATACAGTAACTGCACCTGCTCGCTCGGCATCGGGATCCGTATGTCTGCACCTGCACCTGCACCTGTACTCCCGTCACCGTCACCGTCACCGTGTTCCGCTAACTCATCGCGTTCGCGAAGTGTCTCAATAAGGTTCTGATGCGTTTTCCCGGGCATGAAAACAGTCTCGCCATCCTCATCGACTGTATGAATTATCTCATTTCCCGGGAGATCCTCGCCCTCTCCTATCTTCAAAAACTGCGCTGCCTCGACCGCCTCGCCAGGGTTATTAAACCGATACTCGTCAGGAATTGTGACGTCTGATGAATCAGTTTCAACCATTCTTGAATCTCGTATTCGCCGGATACTCTGGTCTGCGTCCTCTTTTTCGCGCGCTTCAAGTACCGCCTGTTTCATCTGCTCGAACGGCTCTAAATACTGCCCCCACATCGCCTTCTGCACCGGCCCACACCGAGGGTTATCATCTTCAGAGTCCATTCCAAGCCACTCTATTCGCCCCCAGTCAGTAGGAGGATCATCGGTACTCGGTCCTTCATCCCCGTGGGCGTCAAGATATGTTGACGGTCCATACTGGGCAACATCACCACCAGACGTGACAATATCGGGTGTTAACTCATCATTTAGGATCGTCTGCCCCATCTCCTCGCCGACGCCTGTCCCACAGTCACCGATATCGTCGCTGTATTCGTCTTTGGCGTCCATCGCTGCCTCGATGGCGTTTTTAACTTTTTCAGGTGCCTCGAGGTCAACCTCCACGCCGTTTACCTCTACGAGTTGCGCCGACTGCTCTGAGTCAGGCGGGTCATAATCCATGTCATCTTGGAAAATGTCGTTGTCATTGCCATGATTTATCGCCTTCTCATTTCGAATATCTTTGAGTGCTTCGTTAACTCTCGCATATGCCCACTGAGATTGCGTCGCTCCTTTGTTCGATGAAAACCACGCACCTGCCCCTCTGCGAAATACCTTTTTCAGTTGCCCGAGAGTCACCTGTTTGCCGTCGCCGACTTCCTCGTTATGCGTCTCGACTTTATTTTCTAATCCCTCCTCGACTGAATCCGAAATATCAATATTTTCCGGGTCGCCCTCAGTCGACGCCGGATCCTCGTCTAAGAGTGCACGAATCTCGGCAGGCGAGAGTGCCGCTGCTTCTCCCGGTTCAGCAGACGCAGACGGTGCCGCACCATGCTGGACGATTGCGAGATCGCTAAATTCGATATCGGTGACGTCCATTGCCTCTCCTTCATCCGTATCAATCATGCCACCGTCAGCATGACGCGCCTCGACTGAAACCGTTAATCGACCGTTCTGAATCGCCTGCGCTAATTCGTCGTCTTCGATCTCGGCTTCATATACGACACCTTTACCGTCAACATACCCTGAATCGATGACTTCACCGACGCTGGTTTCACTATGTAATGCTTTGACGTCGCCACCGCTCAGTGTCTCAGCCGCATCTCGGAGTTCATCCTCTGTCCATATTTTCTGGTCGCCGCTGAGTCCGCGGGTAATATCGCCCGCGCCTACTGCGACGCCGCTGATGACTTGCTGTGCGAGAGACTCGGCCAGTTCGGCTGGTCGTCTCGTTATCGTTGCCTGTTCAGAATGCTTACTGCTCATTGTCCTGTTGATTCATGAAAATATTACGTGTCGGAGTACCGCTTCTCGGTATTACTCTCGTTCTCGTTCTCGTTCTCGTTCTCGTTATCGCTACTCGCCCGTCTCGATCATCGCATCTGCGGTTTCGCCCGCAACCGTCGTTGTCGTATTCTTCACTCGAATGTCGACAATCTGCGGACCCTCAAATGTCACGTCAACCCCATCGCCTCAGCCGCATCC